CCCGACGGAGTCACCCTCCAACTCTGTGCCCCGTCGGGGTTCACCGAGCCGGGCAAGTCCTTCTATCCAGCCGAATCCCTCACCGTCAACACCCTCGACGGGGTGAAAAACCTCCGGGCCTTGTGCGATGATCTCCTGGCTGCCCACGCAGACCACATCGTCCCATGAGGCCGCCCTTCCCTGACGTGGTGGACTCCACGATCCTCTCCACCGCCAAGTCCTGCCTCCACAAGGCCTACCGCCAGTACATCGAACACTGGAAGCCGGGCGAGGATTCTGTCCACCTCATCGCAGGCGGGGCCTTCGCGGCGGGCCTCGAAACCGCCCGGAGAGCCTTCTATGTCGAGAAACAGTCGGCCGAAGAGGCACTCGCGCAGGGCCTCGCCAGCCTGTGGGCACACTACGGCGATTTCGAGCCGCCTGAGGACTCACCAAAGGGGCCTCTCCGGATGGCGGGGGCGCTCGAGTTCTATTTCTCCCAGTACCCGCTTGGAGCTGATGGGGCCACGCCCCACGTCTTCGGAGCCCGTCATGGAATCGAGTTCTCCTTTGCCGAGCCTCTGTCCGTCCGACACCCAGTCACCGGTGACCCGATCATCTACGCCGGGCGAGCGGATATGGTCGCCGATGCCTTCGGGGGCCTCTTCCTCTACGACGAAAAGACCGCATCTCAGCTTGGCCCCTCCTGGCTCCGCCAGTGGGAGCATCGGTCCCAGTTTACCGGCTATTGCTGGGGACTCCGCGGCCACGGTTTCCAGCCGACAGGTGTTGTTGTCAGGGGAGTTTCGATTCTCAAGGGAGGCTACGGCACCGCGCAAGCGGTTACCTACCGCTCCGCCTGGGAAGTCGATCGCTGGCTCTTCGAAACCGAAGTCACCGTTCGTCGGATGATCCAGGCCTGGGAAGCCGGCTACTGGAACTTCAACCTCGACCATGCCTGCGCGGAGTACGGCGGGTGTGCCTTCCAGCGGGTGTGCAAGTCCCCCGAGCCGGAGAAGTGGCTCCCCCTGTACTTCCATAAGCGGCGCTGGGACCCCCTCGCGCGTGTCGAAATTAAGGAGATTGCAAATGTCTGACTACGGAGACGAGAGCCCACTCGACAACCATCGTTACTGCCTCACGATCATCGGATTTCTTTTGGACAAAATCGGCAAGCCGGTCAAGATCACCCAGGCGGAGATTGACGAGTTCGCGGATAAGGAACTCTGCGTCATCTCTTCCTGCGACGGTCCGGGCAAGCCACTCGTTCTCCGCGTAGACAAGTGGGCTAACCAGCAGAACTAACGTGGCCCACTACTTCCTCGGCAACAGGCTCCTCGGTGCCTCCGCCCACCGGCCCTGGTACTCCGACACCCAGCTCGAGTACTGCAACACCGTGTTCGTCTGTCCAATCTGCGGCGACGCCTGGGGCCGGATTGTCCTCAGCCCATCCGCCGAGTGGGCACCCATCCGATCCGGCTGCGCCCTCCATCCCTGGCCCTACGATGTAGGCGGTTCTTTCCTCCACCCGTGGCTCCGACGGCTCGAGGGCCTACCCCCCGAGCTCCTAGTCCACGAATTCAACCTCCGTTATGAAAGGCTACCCCATGCCAACGTCAATTGAAACAGCCTATGCCGACTTCGTGAAGCTCCGCTTCAAGGCCGAGACCCCCGACACCCTGCACGTCGGCGCTCTTCTTCACGCAGCTGTCGGCATCGCCGGGGAGGCCGGCGAACTCCTCGACGCGGTGAAGAAGACCTGGGTGTACGAGAGGCCACTCGACATCGCCAACTTGGTCGAAGAACTCGGCGACCTCGAGTTCTATATGCAAGCGATGCGGGCCGAGCTAGGCATCACCCGTGAGCAAGTGCTCGAGGCCAACGTGCAGAAGCTGCTCAAGCGCTATCCGACCGGCTACACCAACGAGGCTGCCATCGCACGGGCAGACAAAGTATGACCTTCTCACCTGCCACTTCCGCCCTCCCCGGCCCTAACGTCCTCCTCATGGGGCCAGCCGGCACCGGCAAAACCTACTCCATCGCCACCCTTGTCGAGTCCGGCATCGAGGTGTTCTACCTCTCCATCGAACAGGGCATCGAGTCCCTCCTCGGCTACTGGACGGACGCAGGCAAACCGATCCCGGACAACCTCCACTGGCACAAGATCGACCCGCCGAAGGCCTCGTTCAAAGAACTCGCCGAGACGGCCCTCAAAGTCAACACGCAGAGCTATGAAACCCTTGGCAAAGCCGTCGATCTCAACCGACATACTCACAATCTCTTCATCAAGGTCAACGAATCATTTTTTGATTTCCCAGACGATCGTACTGGCACCAAATTCGGCTCCGTCGATACTTGGGGACCAGATCGCGCAGTTGTCGTTGATGGCCTCACAGGCTTGTCTCGTGCAGCTATGTCCCTCACAGTCGGGGGTAAGCCCATACGAAATCCAGGAGATTACGGTATCGCTCAAGGCCAGCTTGAGGGGTTCCTCCGACTCATCTGCGACCACTGCCGCTGCTGGTTCGTCCTCCTCGCCCACGTAGAGAAGGAGATCGACCCCGTAGCCGGTGGCATGAAGATCACCGTCGCCACGATCGGGAAGGCCCTCCCACCACTCATCCCTCCTATGTTCTCCGACGTAATCCTCGCTTCGCGCGAGGGGAACAAGTGGGCCTGGAACACCGCCGCTGCCAACGTAGACACGAAGGCCCGCAACGTCCCCTGGCAGGACGGCATGGCGCCGGACTTCCGGCCACTGTACGACAAATGGGCATCGCGGGCAGCCGCGATGTCTGCATCCAAATAACGGCCCGGCCAGCCGCTATCTTTGAAACCGGCCATCCCTCAACTACCACTCTACCATCATGTCAGTCTTCGATCCCAACACCTTCGCTCAGATGACCTTCACGGAGGCCAACTCCACCGAAGCCAGTCCCGTCCCCGTCGGCGAATGGCCCGGCACCATCTCCAAGTGCGAAATCACCGCTTGGCAGTCCAAGAACGACTCGTCCAAGGCCGGCCTCAAGTACACCTTGCTCGTCGAAATCGAGGACCCGGCCGTGGCCGGAGTCACCGGGCGCCCGAAGTCCGTCGTCCGCGTCGAGCGCATGCTCGATCTGACCCCCGAGGGCGGCCTCGACTTCGGCAAGGGCATGAATGTCAACCTGGGCCGCGACCGGGCCGCGGTGGGCCTGAACAACCCCGGCCAGCCGTTCGCCTTCGACATGTTCGTCGGGCGCCCCTGCAAGGTGGCCGTCAAGCACGAGGAGTACCAGGGCCGGCTGCTGGCCCGCGGCAACGGAATTGCGGCACTGTAGATAGGGCCGGGCATAATGGCCGGATAATCCCCGGCCGCTATATCCCGTTTCCGAACCCGCAGGCTATCCTCCTATCAACCAACGGCCCGCGCGTCACGGCGGGCCGTTTCTCGCGGTTTCCCCGCCACTACCATGCGCCCCAAATCCGCCGCCGAAATTATCGTTCCCCCCGGCCGTCAGCGCCAAGCCTTCGACGGTCCAGCCCTGCTGGAACTAGCCCAGTCGATCAAGACACACGGGCTGTTCCACGCAATCCAGCTACGCCAGGACGGTCAGACCCTCGTCTCGGGCGAGCGCCGCCTCCGGGCCATCCGAGAGCACTTGCTCCCCTTCGGGCACCGGATCATGTATAACGGGGAGAATCTCCCCATCGGCTTCATCCCCACGGTCGAAGTTTCCTCCGACGACGCGCTCGCGCTCGAGGAAATTGAACTCCACGAGAACCTGATCCGCAAAGACCTGACATGGCAGGAACATGCTGAAGCCACAGCCCGGCTGCATAACCTGCGGCAAGCACAGAAGGTCGCCGTAGGCGGGGTGCCGGTTCCGCAGACCTTCGCCGACACCGCCCGGGAGATTGTCGGCCCCGACGCCAACGCCAACGACCAGTCCACAGTCCGGACTGAAGTCCTCGTCGCTGCCCATATGGACAAGCCCGAGGTGGCCAAGGCCCCGGACCTGAAGTCTGCCTTCAAAGCCCTCAAGCGGATCGAGGAGGCCCAGCGGAACCGGGACCTCGCGATTGCCGTCGGGGAGACCTTCTCAGTTGGGGATCACAAGATCTTCAATGCCAACTGCCTCACTTGGATGCTGGACCCTCAGTGGCATGAGAAGTTCGATGTCATTCTGACTGATCCCCCCTATGGCATGAACGCCCAGGACTTTGGAGACGGGGCCGGTCGACTCGAAGGCATCGACCATTCCTACGACGATTCCTATGAGGCCTGGAAATCCCTCATGGCCCAGTGGTCTGTTCTCGCTTTCACCGTCGCAAAGCCGCAAGCACACGCCTATGTCTGGTGCGACATCGACAACTTCCACGAGCTACGCGAGATGATGCGCAAGGCCGGCTGGTACGTCTTCCGCACCCCCCTCACGAACTACAAGCAAAACAGTGGCCGGGTGCCCCTCCCAGACGAAGGCCCCCGTCGGCAATCCGAGTGGTGCCTCTACGCAATCAAAGGGCATAAGCGGGTCAACTACATCGCCTCGGACGTGATCGTCACGGGCGCCGACGAACAGCTCTCCCACGGCGCCCAGAAGCCCGTCGCCCTCTACGACGATCTCCTCCGCCGTTCTGTTAAACCGGGCGACTGGGTACTCGACACCTTCGCGGGCACGGGTACAATCCTCGCGGCGGCCCATCCCCTCAAGTGTGTGGCAGTGGCGGTCGAACAGAATCCGACCTACTACGGGATCTGCCTACAGCGGCTGGATGGCCTCGAGAAGCAAGGGAAGCTGATATGAGCTATCATCGACACTGGTACGCTGTCGAAAATTATCGTTTTCCGGGCTGGGAACTGGGAAACCTCACAACCTGTCTCTACAGAGCAAAGACAATCCATTGGAAATTCCTTAAATGGCGAGGTTTCTTTGAAATTCCTTTCACAAGGAAAGCGCGATGACCCCCCCCAATCCGTTCGACGCCCGGCTCGTCTTCATGGACGGCCCTCTCGCCCTCTACGTCCACGAAGCCTCGTCTCAGGAGCTCCTCGATGCCTACGCCCGTATCGGCCGTTACCTCACCATCGCCGGCCAGCAGCTCGACGCTGAAGCTGTCCGTAAAGCCAACCGGGCCGTGCCCGAGCCCCCTGATGATAGTGTCGGAGGCTCCGGGACCGAAGGAAGTGGAGGCTGGAGCTCCCATAGCATCGACGGCCGCGTGGCTCCTGTCCGAATGTATGAAAGAGGCGGAGCTTCGCCTGAGCGCATTTACTTCGACGGTCGGGAGGGAATTGCCCCCAGGAGCGGACCCGGGCAACTGGATCGCCAGTACGATCAAAGCTCGAACCCCCGCCCACCGACTGATTAACGGCAAGTACGTCCTCCCACCCCTAGCCGCTGGCCGGGACCTCCTTCTCCAGGAGGTCGATCTATGCAAGCCCACAGTCGTGGTCGCAATGGGCAACATTGCCCTCTGGGCCCTCAC